CAAGAACAACAAGAACAGATTGAAGCCTTACAATCTGAAATTAACACACTCAAAGGAGGTGACTAAAATGGCAATATCATATGAATGGGATGTAAAAACTGTGGACACTTATCCTACAAAAGACTCTAAGTCTGACGTAGTTTATAATGTGCACTGGAGACTAACAGCTACTGATGATACTAATAATGATGCAGATGATAATCCGCAAACTGCAACAGTATATGGGTCTCAGGGTTTAGATACTTCAGACTTATCAAGCTTTACAGAATTTGCAGACTTAACTGCAAGTGATGTACAAGGTTGGGTTGAAGCAGCTATGGGTGAAGATGAAGTCCAGTCTAAAAAAGATGGTCTTGATGCTCAAATAGCTGAAAAAGTTACACCAACATCTGTCCAAAAACTTATAGCTTAATATGGCTAGAAGTCAACCTTATACCGTAGCAGTTAACGGAGGGTTAGTTAAGTCTTCAAATGTAATAGACTTACTTAAAACTCCGGGAGTTGCCAAGGATTTACGAAACTTTGAAGTTTCTATTGAGGGAGGCTATAGACGTATTAATGGATATCAAAAATTTGGTACAACAAGTGCAGTACAACCAACTGGTAGTACAACTGATATTTTAGGTACTATACCTTATGCAGATGGGGTTGTTGCTTGTGCAGGTACAAGTATTTATTTTAGTCAAACTGGTACATCTTGGACCGAAATAAATAGAAGTAGTGTTGCTAGTAGTGGAGATAATCATACAGCTTTTACAGGTCGTAGTGTTTTAACAAGAACTAGCCAAGGACAAAATAGTTTTGCTTTATTTGAAAGTGCTACTTCTAATTATGGTACATTAATTATTGCCGATGGAGTAAATAAACCGTACTTTTTTAGAATGGAAGGTACAGGTGCTAATATAAATACTAGAACATTCTTTGGTGGGGAAATAACAGTTACTGGTACAAAAGGGGTAAAACATGTAACTGTTCATGACAAGCATTTAATAGCTGCTGGAGTAGAAGATAATTTAAATACTATATTTTTTAGTGGTACTTTAGACCCAACAGATTTTACTAGCACTGGTTCAGGTTCAATAGTTTTAGAAGACCAGATAGAAGGTATTAAAAGTTTCCGTAATGAATTATTTATATTTTGTACAAATAGTATATTTAAACTTATAAATATAAATGATTCAAGTAATATTGCAATCGTACCTGTTACTAAAAACGTAGGTTGTTTAAGTGGCTATAGTATTCAAGAGATTGGTGGTGACTTAATATTTTTAGCCCCAGATGGATTAAGAACAATAGCTGGTACAGCAAGAATTGGTGATGTTGAGTTAGGAACTATTAGTCAAGCTATTCAGCCGATTGTAACTTCTTTAGCTGAATCAATAGATAGTTTTGTTATTTCAAGTGTTGTACTTAGAGAAAAATCACAGTACAGATTATTTTACACTAATACTGGAGCATCTAATTCAGCACAACGAGGAATTATAGGCACGTTAAGACCAGATGGTTTTCAATGGTCTGAAACAAGAGGTTTAGAAGTTACCGGTATTGGTTCAGGTTTTGATAATAATAATATTGAACAATACTATCATGGCGATACAAATGGTTTTGTTTATCAACATGACATAGGAAATAGTTTTGATGGCACTAATATTTTAGCAAGATTTGAAACACCTAATTATGATTATGGAGATTTAGGTACATTAAAAACTTTACACTATATAAGAGTTTCAGCAAGTTCAGAAGGTATTGTTGAACCGGATGTTCAAGTTCGATTTGATTATGGAAATACAGAAGTTCCACAGCCGGGAAGTTTATTTGATATTGGAATAATAAACCCACCTTCAAAATTTGGAGACGCAGTTTTTAATACAAACGTATTTGGTGGAGGCGATAATCCACTAATTAGAGTTCCTTTACAAGGTAGTGGAACAAGTAACAATTTTACTTTTTTAAGTGAAGACAGTAAAGCACCATATACTATAAATGGTTTTTATGTAGATTTTATACCTTCAGGTAGGAGATAATAAATGGCACAAACATATACAAGACAAAGTTCTTTTATTGATGGTGATACTATCACCGCAGCATTATTTAATGATGAATATAATCAGTTAGTAAATGCATTTGCATATTCATCTACAAGTGCTACTAATACTGGACACAGACACGATGGTTCTGCTGGACAAGGTGGTAATATATTTAAAATTGGTGACTTAGACTTTTTAAATAAAGTAGAAATTGATAGCACTAATAATAGAGTAGGATTTTATGTAGAAGTTTCTTCTGCAGCAGTAGAACAAATAAGAATACAAGATGGAGCTATTGTTCCTGTTACAGATAATGATATAGATTTAGGAACAAGCTCTTTAGAATTTAAAGATGCATTTTTTGATGGCACTGTAACTACAGATGCCTTAGTAGCTGATACTGCAGACATTAATGGTGGTACAGTTGATGGTGCAACTATTGGAGCTAACTCAGCTTCTACTGGTACATTTACTTCTGTAACTACTACAGGTAATGTTGATGTTGGAGGTAATTTAACAGTTACAGGAACTACTACATTTAATGGTGGTACATTAACATTAGGTGATGCAGCAGACGATAATGTAGTTTTTGGTGCAGATGTTAATTCAAATATTATTCCTAATACAGACAATACATACGACTTAGGAAGTTCTTCTCAAGAGTGGAAAGATTTATACGTTGATGGTATAGCTTACCTAGATGGTATTAACTTTAATGGTACAGCAATTACATCAACTGCTGCTGAGTTAAATATTTTAGATGGTATCACATCGACTACAGCCGAACTTAATATATTAGATGGAGTAACTTCTACAACTGCAGAGCTTAATATTCTTGATGGAGTTACATCAAGCACAGCGGAATTAAATATTCTTGATGGAGTTACAGCAACTACTACTGAACTTAATATACTTGATGGAGTTACATCAAGCACAGCAGAACTAAACATCCTTGATGGTGTTACTTCAACTACTGCTGAATTAAATATTCTTGATGGTGTTACAGCTACAGCAACTGAAATAAATTTACTTGACGGTGTAACATCTACAACTGCTGAACTTAATATACTTGATGGAGTTACTTCAACTGCTACAGAATTAAATTTACTTGATGGTGTAACAGCAACTACAACTGAACTAAATTATGTCGATGTAACTACAGCAGGAACTGTAGAAGCTTCTAAAGCTGTTGTAGCTGATAGCAATGCAGATGTTTTATTTAGTGATAATGATAAATTAAAATTTGGCACAAGTTCAGATTTAGAAATTTATCATGATGGTTCAAATAGTCGTATACAAGATTCTGGAACAGGTAGTTTATTCTTACGAGGAACTAATTTAAAAATACAAGATTCTGATGGATTTGATTTCATGGCATTTGAAGATGGAGGAGGTGAAGCTGGTACAGTTAAAATAAAACATAATAATTCTACTGTATTAACAACAAGTTCATCTGGAGTAGATGTTACAGGAGTTTTAGCAGTTAATTCTGGCACTACAGATACAGCAGCAACTTTTACAAGCTCAGATGCTGCGGTAGCAGTAAACTTTGTTGCTTCTGATAATTCCATGAAAATAGAGACTTCAAGCACAGATGGAATTATTAAAAATAACGGAGCTGGTAGTTTTAGATTTTTTAATAATGGTAGTGAAAGAGCCAGAATAGATGACTCTGGAAATTTATTAGTAGGTAAAACTGCAATAGGTGTAGGCACTGCAGGTTCAGAAATAAGGGCAGATGGTCAAGTTAGTATAGTTCGTGACTCTGCCATACCACTATACATAAATAGAAAATCTAGTGATGGAGATGTTGTAGATTTAAGAAAAGATAATACAACATTTGGAACTTTTGGCATAAGTTCTAATAACTTAATAATAAAATCTGTTTTAGACGATAAAGATATACAGTTTAGAGGTAACGATGGTGGTTCAGAAATAACTGCATTGACATTAGATATGTCAGATGCAGGAACTGCTACCTTTAACCATGATATAAAAC